TAATTTGTTATAGGAAAACTTGGTTCAATCATGACTATGTGTGGATAAAGAACATGATGAGTAATCACGCAGTAACAGGGATTCAACCGCATAGGTACTTTGAAAATGTACTTGTATTCCGACCACCAAGAAAAGACGATATAGAGAGAGCATTTAACAAAGAACTACGGGCGTATTTCAAGCAAGTAAATGAGTTCATAGGTTTGACGGCTGAAAAAATAGCAAAGATAATAGGCCATATGGGCTATCATCATTCTTACGGCGTTAATGGTTCACAGTTTGCACTATGTACAAAAGAAACCTATGATCAATTGATAGCGTGTTTCAAGATTGACCAGATGCAGGGCTTTTTGAACTTTGAAACTTTGCAATCTATGAAAGAGAAACAAATTTATCTTCCATATACTTTTAACTTTGATGCTCGCATTAAAAGTACAAAGCAAACCAATAAGAATAGGTTTGCTTTTGATATGTATGGAGATTCAAAAAATCAAAAGTATCAAGGGCATATGCAAACATCATACGAAAATTATCCAAGAAACACATTATATTTTGATTGTGAACGAGGTCAACACCCAACACAGAAACCCGTTGCATTGTTTGAATATTTAATAAGAACCTATTCAAACGAGAACGAAGTAATCTTAGATAATTGTTCAGGGAGCGGGACAACAGCGATAGCGTGTTTAAATAGTAATCGTCAATATATATGCATGGAAAGGGATGAAACCTATTACAAGCGATCACTTGAACGCATAGCGAACCATGAACCCCTTTTACATTTAGCGAGTAGTAACAATGAAAATTGACCGCTTGGAGTTCATAGAACAAAGAATAGAGGCGTCGGAACCATTGACACCCTTAGAGATCATAGAACTATATTCTAAACCATTCACATCAACAAAGCCCCTTTCACCATTGCCAGATGAAGCGGTGAAAATGTATCATGCGGGGGCGTCGTATTCAGAGATCGCCCGTTTCTTGGGGTTGCATGCAAGTTCTGTACGGGGGCGCTTCATTTCCCATGGCATAGCACCAAATAAACGCAAATAAAACTTGCTTAATTGGTTTAAAGTGTTACATTGCTACTTGATACATGTCTCTTTTTGTGAGAGTTGAACGAACGAGACCCATGTAATGCGTAGCACCTTTTAGGCATGTATCAAACTAGTATCAAAGCGCTTGTTTTGTTTTCTGCTTTAGTTTCAAGTGCTTTGATACTTTCTATCTTTATCTTTGTTTCTCAATGTGAAATCGTTTAATTTGTTATACTAGAAACAAAAGATAAAGGAGTATCATGACAAAACTTAAATCAACGATTCACCAATTGGCGGAGCTTGCCGATATCTCAGAAGAATTGTTACAAAAAGCCCTAAAAACAGCGGAGGCAGGGGGCAATGTTGAACCATCGGCGTACGATCTTGACCCATCGAACTATTCCGCTTATACAAGTTCAGATAGTTACCGAGGTTCAGAGCATGAGGGGACAAGTCAACTTGATTACGATATTATGACTTATATGTCACGCGTCCCCGTGGTTTCATCGATCATTCAAACTAGAATCAATCAAATCGCTGAGTTTTGTATCCCCCAAGAGGATCAATTCAAGGCGGGCTATGTAATTCGCTTAAGAGATAAGACAAGAGAACCCACAGACGAAGAGCGCAAAGAAATACAGACGCTTAGCGCATGGTTAGAAACTTGTGGGGAAGGTTACAAGTTTGGCGGCGCATGGGATTTTGAGAGCTTTGTAAGAATGATCGTAAGAGATAGTTTAATCTATGATCAAGCATGCTTTGAAATTATTAAAAATAGGGGCGGGGCAATCATTGGCTTCATCCCCGTAGATGCAACGACCATTAGACGGGCAAGTGTTACCGAGGAAGAAAAAAATAGTGGTCATCGTGATTGGGTTGATAGTACCTTTATTCAAGTGATCAATGGGAAGCGTGTTGCGACCTTTGACAGTGATAAACTAGCTTTTTGTATTCGTAGGCCTAGAACATCCATTGTTTCCCGTGGTTATGGTTTCCCAGAACTTGAAGAATTGGTTAAAGTAGTAACGCACTTAGTCAACGCTGAAACCTATAACGCCTCTAATTTTACAAATGGGATACATGCCAACAGTATCTTAGCGATCAAGAGCAAGATGAACCCTCAACTATTTAGAGCGTTTAAGCGTGAGTTCTATGCTAATCTTTCAGGCCCCGCACAGGCAAAGAGAACGCCTATTATCCAACTTGACCCAGAAAGCCAAGAAGAGATTGAAAGCGTGAACTTGGGGGCAACAGCCGAAGAGATGGGCTACAAAGATTGGCTAGGATACTTAACAAAAGTAGCGTGTTCAGTGTATCAAATTGACCCTGCAGAATTGGGCTTTGTGTTTGGTACAGAAGGGCAAACAGGAGCATTAACCCAACAAGGACCCGGCGCACGAATACAAGCATCAAAAGATAAAGGGCTTTACCCACTACTAAGAAGCGTTCAGAATTGGATTAATAGGCATATCATTCACCAAATCAATGAGAAATATGAACTTAGATTTATGGGGTTGGATGCAGACACAGAAAAAGACGCCTTAGCTTCCGATATTCAGAGGGTTTCCAATTACATGACAATCAACGAAATCCGAGCAAAACACAGCTTAGAAAAGATTGAAGGGGGTGATGTCATCTTGAACCAAGCATACATCACCGCCTTGGGCATGAGTCAACAACAAGCACAAGAACAACAAGCCCCCCAAGATCAAGAAGAGGATGATTATGACCAAGAAGAAGGGCAAGAAGAAGGCGGTGAAACACAGGATCAAGAAGAACCCACGCAAGAGGATAACAAGGAAGAGGCGGTAACTAAATCACTAAATAAAAATAAATTCACAGTAGAAATTTAGTTTATTATATAATCTAATAAAGACACATAGAAACTTAGTACAAAGGATTAAAATTATGATGCGCTTTACAGAAATTGCCGATGATCTTATTAAGGCGATTGGCCATAAATACATTCGTAGAATACCAAAGGGTGTTACGAAAACTGGGGGAACAAAATACGTATATGTTTACGCAGGTAAGGAAGGGCGTAACACTACACAAGACGGGCATAACGACATCAAACAAAAGGTCAAAGAACAAGAATCCGCAGATATTATGCACACCACGGTTTCCGATAAAACAAAAACTAGGCGACCGAACAAAAAACAAGCTCCCTCAATTCCATTTACTACTGCTATGGCAAACTTAGAACGTGTTCGGCAATTACAACAAACACCACCTGAGTCATTTGATGATAAATTTAAACGATTAGTAGCAAATCCCAAGCAATTATCTAGGCGTGTTACTGATATGAAAGAGTTACCTGTATATTTATATGCACAGCATGCCGATCACGTTATTGATAAATATTTATCTGATCCTAAATTGGGGACTAAATACAACGATATTCCTAATGTGCGTGATATGCTAAAAGAACAGATACGGGCTAAACAGGGATCAAGTATTTTAGGCGAAAAAGATTTTAAACAACTAAAAAACACAGTGGAATTTATTGCATTAAGAAACGAGGAGATATCTTTTACTTCACCTCTATTTTCTTTTTTGCTAGAACCTTCGGCACTCAATAATCTATTTGATAGGCACGCACTTGACGAAGCACGAGCTTTTTCCGAAAATAGTTCTTCTTACACCAACAAAAAACAAGCTCCCTCAATTCCATTTACTACTGCTATGGCAAACTTAGACCGCGTTCGGCAATTACAACAACGCCCCGCAAAAAAAGAAGGCTAGTAGTATATACAAAGACAAAAATAAAAATAAATTCACAGTAGAAATTTAGTTTGTTATATAATGATCCTTGATATTAGAAACATAGAAACAAGGATTAAAAAAGATGTTTAGATACTCATTTATCGTAGATTCATTGCTCAAGGCAATGACTCATAAATATGTTCGTAGAATCCCCAAAGGGGTCACCAAGACAGGCGCAACCAAGTATGTTTATTTCTATGCAGGTCAAGAAGGACATGGTAAAGGGATTGCGCATGAGAATGAACTTGTTACCGGTGCGTCTTTTGCATTTGGTGAACATGGAAAAACAAGATACCATGCACATATTACAAAAGTAGACGGGGATAAAGTTACTGTAAAATATGATGATGGGGATAAAAAAGGTACTGAGGAAACAATGACTAAGAAGCAATTTCAAAGCATGATCCACGGTGAACACGCAACAGGGATTAAACAAGCAAAAGAAAAAGCTGAGAAACAATTAAAAGATTTCCAAGCAGGCAAAGCAAAAGGCGTTAAGGTCAAGCAAGAAACACTTGATAAACTAGAACAGAGAGTAAAGAACCTTGATGACTTGACAACACAGGACGAAGAACCAAAAGAAAATAAGAAAAAGACTGCATCAGATACATCATATCGGGTTCTTACTAAACAGCCTATATCGGAAACATTTGAACTCTTTAAAGGTGTTGCAAATGATACGCGTAGTGAACGAACTTCTTCGATTATCATATATCCAGAATCGAATAAGATTCTGTCGTTAAATCGTACATTTGCGGTGATTTCAAAAATTCCCAATAACTTGAAAATATCATCTGATGTTTCTGTAGTTTCTAAGATTTCACAGAGTAAAATTACAGAGATACAAAGACGTGGGGATGATACCACACAAGTATCTATTGCAGATGGTACAGCGAAAAACTTTCAAAAAGACGGTGCAAACTTGCTTGATTTGATTATGGAGCAGGTGGACGATGTGAAAAAAAACCCTATTACTATTGATCTTACAGATTCCATTTTAAGAAACATATTAAGAGATCAAGTAGAAAATCTAAACAAAGATGATTTAGATACTACTCTATTTTCTTTTGAACTGACTAGGGGGGAGCGCATAAGCATATATCTTACAAACGCTAAAGACGATAGTGCTAAGAAAAAGTTTCTAAGTAATGTAGATTTTAAAGAAAGAGCAATAGATTCTAGTGAACGCTTTATAGCACATATCAGCGCAAGAGATTTAACTACAGCGTTACCTTATACTAAAAACATTCAGTTATCACAAGGAGATTCTGCTTTTTCAGAAGAAGCAAAACATGCGGTTATGAATGGGCATGATGATGCTTCATTGTTTTTGTTAAAAGGTTGGATATAAAAAATTTACAAAATAACATATTAAACTTATACAATGATCCTTGATACTAGAAACAAGGATTAACATGTTTAGATTTACCCCTTTGGTTAAAAGCCTATTCCCCTTAGATTTGCATGCACACGCCCGCTTTGACGAGCTTAAAATGATCATTGCAGACAAGCCAACAGAGTACACAGAAAAACAAATTTACGATATTGTCAAAGATTGCATACTTAACGAGTTTTCTTTTTATATGGATTACTTGGAAGATGAAATAGTAAGACATGGAAGTAGCATGTTAAAAAGTTATGTAGCTGTCTTAAAGCAAGTAAAAGAGAAAATACTTGACCCCGAATTTATGGGCATAGTTGCCAATCAAATCTATGAGGATATTAATCAAAATAACATTAATTTAGAGTTGCCTACTAGCTTTGATGATCAAGAAATCACAGTATGGGCAAGAAACTTTTTAAAGACATCAATCACCTTTGCGGGTGCGTATGTGATCAATTCTAAAAAGTTCCAAAAGTCGATGAGTTTTGATGTTCCCCAAGCGGTGAGAGATCAAGCTAAAAGAGGGCTTGAACTTCGTAGGGAAAACAAGCGGGGCGGATTGAATAACGAGCAAGCAAGCAATTTAGGCATTGGTTCAGGCGTGCAAAGAGCGGTGAACCTAAGCGAGGGCAAAGTATCACTAAAAACATTGAAACGCATGAAGTCATTTTTTGCCCGTCATAGAGTATACAAAGAAAAGGGATATCACAAAGACAAGACTAGTGCGTCCTATATCTCTTGGCTTCTTTGGGGTGGTGATGCAGGTGACGCATGGGCAACTAGAACACTTGAACAATTAGAAAAGAAAGAGAACCAGAATGAAAATTAACTTAGAACTCAGTTCTGAAGAGCTTAGTAAATTCAATCAAAGCACTTTAGAAAATCATATCATTGCACACGCTGACAAGATCGCTAAATCCGTATTCAAAGACAACTTAAGCAAGGGTCTAAGAGGTGGAGAAATCCAGCTTATTGACGATCTAAGCGCCAAGATGGTTGATCTATATGAACAAAGATTAAAGACACTAAGCACAAACATCATTAAACAAAGCACAAAAGAATAAGTAAATTAGCAACTTAGGTAGCACATAAAAATATTTTAAATTATTTGTAAAATCTCTTGACAAATTGAAAACTTTATATTATTAATAAAAGTACCTTAACCAACCAACAAAGGACAAAGCAAAAATGAACGCTTTATTACAACAAATCCAAGATACTTTCACACAAGCACAAGGCAAGAGAATCACCGCTCTCAATCGACATGTAACAGTTGTATCCATTGAACACACAAGACACAATGCAGGCAGCGCAAGACTCGTAAATCGTAAATGGTCGGATGACTTGGCGCATGATGAACTTGTGATCACTTTGAAATCAAAGCACGGATCAACAGAATTGGTTTTCAATGCGTTTGATGGCAAAGACGAAGTAAAGAGTGGACACGGTCAAAATGGTGTTTCCTACTTCTTTGCTAAGGTGACAGAAGAACAAGACATTGACATTTTAGGTTGGTGCAAAGAACATGTAGCAATTGCAGAATAATTAAGCAATCAACCAAGCGCGCACACACAAACCAATAAAAGAGGGGCTTAATTGCCCCTTTTTTCATTTGTACTCTCTAAATCGTGTATTATGTGCATAATATACCATAGGAAATATGCACAAAGAGAGTATGAGCATGCTTAAAGACGAGTTAATCAAGAACGCAAGTGAACAGGTAAGAGAGCAGCATGATGTTTTTTTAGTTCAATTGCTTGGCGTGGAAAATAGCGGCCTAGATGCCCAAAGAATTAAAGATTTATATGATCGTGGTTTGATTGATTTACAAGATCAAGGTTTACAGATTGAGGGCGTTGACCCGTTCACATTCCTACAAGTTGCGGGGAGAATATTTGATAGCGTGGATCATGATACAAAAGCAAATATGCGAACATGGTCGATCAATGAATGGAGAACCCCCGTAAAAAGAGAACTTGAACGCATGATAGGCAAGTCCGCCCCTGTTGGTATGTCACAAATGCCCACGCCCCCAATCAACCAAGTAACAGACTTAAGCCCGCCCCAAAAGATACCCGCTTGGATGTCACCCGCTGAAAAGGGTGCTTATGTGTCCGCTATCACAAGGGCGGGATCATATGCAAGAGGACTAGGCAACAAACTAGACGAGGATTTAAGCAAAGTCATTGCAGAAGGGTGGCAAGGTGAGCAGATTAGTGAGGAAGTTAACCCCGCCCAAAGAAATTACATGCTTGAAACAATTCGCAATGAAACAGCGAATGAGTTCATAGGTTCAAGAGATGCAAAAGTCTTAGCTTCTAGGCTTGCAGATATAACAAAGTACTATTCTCACAATTGGGAAAGAATCGCACAAACTGAATTACAAGCAAGTCACAATGAAGGGCGGTTCATTGATGCCATGCAAAACGATGATCTAGTGGCAAGAGTACCAGATTCAAACGCTTGTGAAACTTGCTTGTCTTTATTCGTTGGTGGAGATGGCAACCTAATCATTTTTGATCCTTCTGAGCTTGCACAAAATGGTACGAATGTTGGCAAGCCAAAAGGGGAACACAAAGCCACGCTTTTCCCCGTTCATCCTAATTGCCGTTGTGATACTATACCAGTTCCCAAAGGCTTCTATGCAACAAGGGACGGACGAATCCGAAGAGTTAGGGAAACACCTATTAACAAAGCCCTTAAAGTACCAAGTAAATATTTATCGGGGTTATCTGAGAGTGATAAGCAAGCACGCAAGCAAGAGATTAGGCAACGAGTAAAGGGAGGGGAAGAGAAAAGAACCTATGCGCCTATGACAGGCGATAAAGACGCCAAAACAAAGCCCTCAAAGTATACTAGAACAGAACTAGCGAGCAAAGTTAGAGAAGCAACAAAGACAAACACAACAGAGGAGTTTATAAGCGTTGCGTCAAAGATTTCAGGTGTACCAAGATCAATTATTGCAGAGGTTCACAAGCGAGGGGCGGAGGCGTGGAGCGTTGGGCATAGACCGGGGGCGACTCAAATCGCATGGGCAAGGGCGCGCGTTTACTCATTCTTAACCGGTGGGAAAACACAGAAAACAGCAGATAAAGACTTATGGGCGAAATACTTAGAAACTAAGAAATCATAGTTAAAAAGTAACAATTTAATATAATTCAAAGTATACAAAGAAACACAGTGAACAGGATTAAAAAGATGTTTAGATACTCATCATTCTTAGATACATTGCTCAAAGCAATGACTCATAAATATATTAGACGCGTTCCCAAGGGAGTAACCAAGACAGGGAAAACAAAATACATGTACTTCTATGCAGGTCAAGAGGGACACGGGCGGGGCATTGCTCACGAAAGCGAACTTGTCGAGGGTGCTTCTTTTGCTTTTGGTGAAGTAGGAAAGACAAGATACCATGCACATATTACAAAAGTAGACGGGGATAAGATTACAGTAAAATATGATGATGGTGCTAAAAAAGGTACTGAGGAAACCATGACAAAGAAACAATTTCAAACCTTAGTACATGGTGAACATGCAACAGGTATTAAAGAGGCGCAAGCTAAAGCGGATAAGCAATTAAAAGATTTCCAAGCGGGCAAAGAAAAGGGCGTTAAGGTTACGCAATCAACACTTGATAGACTTGCGCAAAGGGTGGCAAATTTAAAAGATTTAGTCAGTCACATTGACCAGCCCGCCCCAATCGAAGCCCCTTGGATGAGTGAACGAGAACGAAGGTTATTTGAGGGTCAAAATAAACTTTTTGATATGTTGAAACGAAGGCAAATTACTACTGCGCTATTAAAGGATCGTACAAACAATGGCCTTATGTGGGATATGTTACAAAATATAACCACAGCGATTTTTAAGTATAAAGACATCTCAGAAATACCTAAAAGTTCTTTAATTACATTGATAACAGCTAGTAGAATTGCATATAACGATGATGGAAACCCCACAACGCCAGAACATATTTCTACTGTAATTACAGCACTTTCAGACCTTTGGCAAAAATTACCTTATGCACCCCAAGAGAAAAATGAAAAAATAGGTCGTTTGGACGTGATTCATGCTGATTTAGTAAAACAAACCACCGCACAAAAAAACAAAAGAGAAATACATATTGAGGCAATTAAACAAGCACAAGAGGCAATGATTAAAACTGATCCAGAACTTGCCAAAATTATATATGGCAATATAATTTTTACTCAAATCACAGAAAAAAGTGGGATTGACAAACAAGCGCAAGGTTTTTTTGCTTCAGGTACACCGTCGCATGAAGTGCATAATTTAACAACAACACTTGATACAGTGTATCATTCTGCGGATGTTATCTATTTAAATACAGAAGATCATTTTGATCAATATCCTATTATCCCTAAAAAGGTAAAAAAACAACTTCAAGTAAATTATCATAAGGCCGTTGCAATACATGAAATTGCGCATCGTTTTTCAACATCACTGTTAGAGCAAAAAAGCAATGCTTTTGATAATGATATACGACAATTCTTTGTTGACTATGCAAACAAAAAACGCGCCCCCGAATCTCTTCTTAATCGCCCTATAAAAGAATTTACCTTCTTTGATTCTGATTCAACAAAACTATTAAATGCTATGTTGCGTTCACCAGATGCCAGACTTTTTACCAATGAATTTGAAGCTAATATTATAAGAAACAATCAATCACGAGGCACAAGTAAAGTTGCTATATCTAAAATTAACTTTGACGCCCTTGGGGATAGTATGATCATTAGTACAGATAATGTTAAAGGAACATCCGAATTACAAGTTCCTTTGCTTAATGGGGATTTCATGCGCATTTCTATACAAGGTACAATACAGGACATACAAGAATCATTTAATGAAAAGCGTTCTTTATTGCCTACAACCTATGCACAAACAAATATGGAGGAATGCTTTAGCGAGATGATGGGGGCTGTCTGTGATCCGAACTACAAAGATGAACCAATGAGAACGGAATTTTTAGCATTGTTAAAAAGACATATAGGAGGCTTTGGGGCATAGAAACTAAGAAATCATAGATAAAAAGTAACGAGTAAATATAATTCAGAGTATACAAAGAAACACAGTGAACAGGATTAAAAAGATGTTTAGATACTCATATATCATTGACAGCCTATTAAAGGCGATGGGACATAAATATGTTCGTAGAATCCCTAAAGGGGTAACCAAGACAGGGAAAACCAAGTATGTTTATTTCTATGCCGGTCAAGAGGGGCATGGTCAAGGCGTAGCACATGAAAGCGAACTTGTTCAAGGCGCTTCTTTTGCATTTGGCGAGCATGGAAAAACAAGATACCATGCACATATTACAAAAGTGGACGGGGATAAAGTTACTGTAAAATATGATGACGGCGCTAAAAAAGGTACTGAGGAAACTATGACAAAGAAACAGTTTCAAGCCTTAGTACATGGTGAACATGCTTCAAGTATTCAAAGCGCAAAAGAAAAAGCTACCAAGCAATTACAAGACTTCAAGGCAGGCAAAGAGCGGGGGACTAAGGTTAAGCAAGCAACACTTGATACACTTGAACAGAGAGTAAAGAACCTTGATGAACTCACCGCTAAGAAAGAGGAAACACAGAAATCAGACGCGCCAATAACAAAGATTCAATCTGCGTTTAAACAACTTTTTAATGATACTAAAAAGATTAAACACGAAGATAATGGAGGCGCGATTGGTATGGACGGGTTTTTGAAAGTTGCAAAAGATTTCATGCACGAAAAGAAAGATAGTTTATTTGAAAAAAAGCCGATCGATATTACTGATGAGATGATTAACAACTCTATGAATCCCAGTATTTTTCATGAAATAATGAATACTGATACTTGGTTTGAAGAACTTGAACAACAAAATAAGAATATAATTAGAACACAAGAAAATAAGATTAGATCAAAATATGGAGAACTTGGAAAAAGTCGTTTACAATCGGGATTCTATAAGACTATTTATGATAAAGTTTTTACACCGTCATTTCAAAATCAAGTTTTAAAAGAAATATTGAATAAGGTAGCTCAAGAAAAACCAATGAAGAACTTAGATTTACATATTTGGAAAATGTTGAGATTAGATCTTCAAAAGGCGTTTGATGAAGAGATGGCAAAACTTAGTAACTAAATCATTGCTTACTAAGAAATAAAATAAGCATGGAACTTCTTAACTTTGTAAAATGCAAATATATAACAATGAACAAGGGTTAAGAAATGCCATTTAAGAATGAACACGCATCAAGACAAACAGACCCCCAACAATACAAAGAGTTCAGGCGCTACCAACCTAAAGGGTTTCCCAAGGGCGTATCTGTAATATTAGGTATTGATGACAAGGGGAAAACTGAGATTCAAAGTATTCGAGCAAACAAAGATGATATGTCACCATCCGAATTTAAACAGTGGTTGAAAGATCATGATTTCAAAGATGAAGTAGAAGAAGCCCAACTTGAGAAGGGTAATTACTTCGCTACTTGGATTCCATTCACTACATTATCCAAAGCTAAAAAGGACGATGAACAGGATATTATGGATGACAGTGTGGGCATGATTGCGGGGATCGTATCAACGGATGACATGGACTTTGAGGGGGAAAAGATTAATCAAAGCGGGCTTGATTGGTCATATTTCCTAAAAAATGGGTGGTTCAATCATGAACACCGCCCCGGCCCTGAAGCGGTACTAGGTCACCCTACAAAGATTGAAAAGGTGGATGATCACAAGACCCGTGTAGAGGGCAAACTTTACCTATCTAAACCCCTTGCTAAAGAATGCTATGATACAGCGGTGGCAATGCAAAAGGCGGGTGGGGAGCGGTGTCTTGGTTTCTCTATTGAGGGCAAGATCACCCTGCGCGACCCAATCCAACCTAAGAAGGTACTCAAAGCGAATGTGATCAATGTTGCTATCACATCGCACCCAGTCAACCCCAATACAAATTTAGAAGTTATTGCAAAATCAATGAGTATAGGCTATCAAGAGGCAACAATTCCGGACGCGGACGCCTCTATGAGTGCATTAGTGGAGCAATCACTTGAACAAAAAGTTTCTAATGCAACGTATGGAAACACAGATAAAAAGACACCTAAGGAAAAAAGAATGATTAGTAAAGAAGCCTTGAAAACCAAGCTAAAAGAACATTTTAGTGACTATACCAACGAAGAACTTGAACGATTGATGAAGTTGATCATGGAATCAGCAAAAAACAAAAGTCAAGAAAAACTAAGAGATTATGAGTAAAAAGTTTGAAAAATACTTTGATCTCTCAAACAATGATCTATATAGGAGAAAATACGATGAATAACGATCTAATTAAACACCTTATGAATAAAGGTATGTCTGAGGCTGATGCTCTTAGCATTGCTCAAGATTTTAATCCCGAATCGGTCAATGTTGACGATTTAACAAATGCCCTTGATGGTTTATCTAAGGCGATGAAGATGAACGAACAAGATCAAATGAAATCCAAGAAAGCCAAAACTCAAGGTTCTTTGTTTGAAAAGGGCGATGAAGATGGTTCATCATCCGAAGATGGTTCATCTTATGACGATGAAGATGAAGACGAAGAAGATGAAGATGATGACAAGATGGAAAAAGCCATGAAAGAAATGGCAAAAGGTACAGATGCCATTCTTGACGCAATGGATAAACAATATAAGGCAATGATGAAAGCCGTTGAATCATGTACAAAAGAACTCAAAGCCATGAAAGATAATGGTAATGGGAAAATGCAACAAATGGAAAAGTCTTTGAGTCGTGCATTGCTTGAACCTGTTGCGCCTACCTCAATCAATTTCAATAAGATTCCATATATCGAACAACCCAAGACCCCTGCATTCACAACCCAAGATGTTATGAACAAGGCTTTGTCATTGGTTAAGAATGAAAATGATTGGTCAAGAAAAGCTGAATTGACAAGCGCAATTTCACGCTTAAGCGCGGGCGTCAATCCTCAAGACATCATCGCTGAATACAACATTAACATGAGTAAATAAGTAAAGAGAGTAAACATGAGTTTCAATTCATTAAACATTCCACAAGCAAACGGGCTTGTTTCCGCCGCTGATTTAGCTGAATTAAATAGCGCACTTCGTAAATCCGCAACTGTTGGCTATCAAACCCCCGCAGGTACTTCCGGCGGTGATACCGGTTCTTTAAGTCCATTAGTTCCCCAAAGCATTGAAAACATTTTAGCAAGTGCAACCTATAGCATGAAGCAACTTGCATTATGGCCAGCAATGCCTAAAGTTTCCGTGACTAATACCCTTCATGAATACGCTGTTGTCAATTCTCATGGTTTAGACCTTGATCCATTCATTAGCGAAGGTTCCGCCGGTACTACAAACCGTTCTGAATATCAAAGAAAATCAATCCGTATCAAGTATTTAGCTGAAAGACGCGAAGTCACCGATGTTGGTACACTCGTTGGCTTGATTGGTGCTAATCAAAATGCGATCGCTTTAGAAACTGAACGTGGTACATTGTCTTTACTTGGTAAACTTGAGAAATCTTTGTTCCATGCTAAAGAAAGCAACAATTCATTACATTTTGATGGTATTATTCATCAAATCGAATCATATAACAGTGGTTCAAATGTTTTTGATGCTCGTGGTGCAAGTCCATCCCCAAGACTTTTACAAGAAATCTTAGCTAAACTTTATTCTGCTCCTTTATATGGTACTCCTGACTGTATCTATGTCACCCCTGACATTCATGGTGAATTGATTAAGTTTGCTGTTCAATTTGGCCGTCATGATCAATTAGTACTTACTCAAAGTTCAGGTATTACATACGGTACTCAAGAAATTTCTATCATGGGACCCGTTGGCCCTGTACCTGTTAAGAGTGCCCCATTCTTATCAAACAATGCAAAAGCTCCAACCTCTGCAAGTGGTACAACAAGCGCCCCCGCAACTCCTACTTTGACTTCTGCGGTCGTTGCTAGTGATTCCGCCTCTCAATTTGTTGCGAATGATGCGGGTGATTATTTCTACAAGGTTGTAGCAATGAATAACAGTGGTTATTCTGCCCCTGTAACCTCTGCTTCTAAGACTGTTGCGGCTGGTGAAAAGGTAACTTTGACCATTGCACAACAATCTGATGCTGTATATTTCAAGATTTTTAGAACCCCTGTTGATCGTCCTGCAAGTGAAGCCGTCTTGATTGATGAAATTGCTGCAAATGTTGGCGGTGCTACTGTTTGGGTTGATCGCAATGAAAACATCCCTAACGGTCATAAGATTGTATTTGTTCAACATTCTTCTGAGATTATGGAATTTGCCAAGTTGCTTGATTTCTTTAGACGCCCACTTGCCGAAGTTCAAACTAGCAAGCCTTTCTTACTCATGCTTTTTGGTTCACCTATTGTCAAAGTGCCTTCAAAGTGTTGGGTTGTAAAGAATGTTCGTGTTGGTGCAAGTTTGATTGAAACTTTAGGTTAATTGAGTAACTAAGAATATAAATATCAAAATATCTTATTGAATATGTTATCATAAGGGCATAGATTAATGATCTAATGCCCTTTTTGTATTGGCACTAGATAAAAGGTTGCCCTTATGAGTACTACAACTTTACTAGATATTATCACGCCCGATTATCTCAAGAAAACCTCTTTACTAGGCGTTGACTTGACCACAGACGACGGCGCGCCTTTTCCTAATGAGATTTATGAAACATCAATTCAAGCATCAATCCAACATATTGAAAATGATATAGGTATCAATTTAGAACCGTTTAAGGTATCACAAGAAACGCATGACGCTGAAAGGCAAGGGCGATTTTCTTATTGGCCTATGAAACTTGATTATCGCCCCATCGTATCTATTGATAAGGTTCGGATTAGATTCGGGTCGTTTCAACCTGTTGATCTTCCTGTATCATGGATTCGTATGGTTTCTGCAATTCATGGGCAAATGCACATCATCCCATCCCAAGAGAGCTTAGGATCATATTTTTTTACGGCGGGGATGCCTATTTTAGGGAATTATGGGATTTTCTATGAAGGGCGTGACTTTATCCCCGGTTACTTTGAATTTGATTACACAGCGGGATTTGAGACAAGAAAAGAAACTATCACATTTCCGGCGGGGCAAACACAATTTACAGTGAATTTAAGTAAACATTGTTTCTTAAAATATCGCATCGCTTTAACCTTGCCTAGCGGTATAACAGGCAAAGCCATCACATTGGGACAAGATTCTTTTGTGATAGAGTTAAACACCGCTCCAGTAACAGATATTCAGATTACTTATTTACTTGATACCTTACCAAGTGACATTAAGCATATGATAACCTTAAAGGCCTCAAGTAACATGATTTTACAAGTGGCGGGGGATTTGATTCTTGGTGCGGGTATTGCTTCAAGTTCTATTGGGATTGATGGCTTATCTCAAAGCATTCAAACCACCTCGTCCGCTATGTACTCGGGTTACTCTTCTCGTGTGGATTACTATGAAAAACAGTATGATGCACTAAAGAAAGCGGTGAAAGCTCAGTACAAGATCAACCAATTTGGAGTAATTTAAAATGACTACTATCAACCCTAGAATCCCTACAAAATTACGCCCCCGCGTGGATTGGTTAAATGAAGAGTTTAGAAAGCAATTCTTTACAAGATCAATGCTTGTATCTTGGGAAATGTGTGCTGAATGTCCATGTTCAAATAAAGGTGACAATTTAATCTTAGATTTACCCGATATCAACGCAAACTTAGAGAAACATGGTGAAGTTCGCTCAGATTGTCAACTATGTAAAGGGATTGGCTATTTTTGGCATAGTAAACAAGACACTAGAGCATTGATCACAAGCGCAAGTTCTGATGAATCAAGATTTCATGAATATGGGGAATATGCTCGTGGAATGGTCAACATCACTCTACTACCTGAAACACTGCCTTCTTTTGGTGATCGTTTTACAATGGTGGATTCTAGCATGATTTTTAAGGAAACTAGGACACGCAAGGCGGGGGCGGTGCAATCACTAAGAAATCCAATCGTTCCCCGTGTACTAGATACACAAGGCGGGGCAACAACGCTTAGGGTGCTTCATCTACATGTTGCCAATAGCACAGGTTTAGGCGTGGTCAATGGTGAATTGCTTGAGGGCGTTGACTTTGATGTCAATGTGAATGGTGATATTGATTTCTCTAAGGGTGATTTGAATGGCAAAGCCCCCGCCGTGGGCGTTCGCTTCTCTATTGCCTATTATGGACATCCTCGTTACTATGTTGCAGATAACCCCCATACACATAGAGATTCTAGGTATGTACGCAAATCAATAGAGGAGCAAATTCGCTTGATGCCTGTTCAATGTAAAGCAACCTTAGAATTTATGGGGGCGGGTTTAAATGGTTGACATCAAAAAGTTGTCGATCGTTGACTTGATCAACGCTTTAGGCTTATCACAAACAGATCAAAAGAGGCGTTCAAGACAATTGGCGAATTTGATTCTTGCTGAATGGTCGGCTGAGGCGCGTAGTTCCCTTAAAGGCAATGTTCAACAAAGCTATCTACGATCTTTATCTATAAATCAAGCTGATGAACATGGCATCTCTGTATCTTTACCTAAGCCGGGGCAAAGCGCAACACTTGCCCTTATGTATGAGTTAGGCATGGGACCCGGTGGCATTGGTACAACAGGGCCGTATGACATGAGAAAATTTATGTTACAAGAGAAAACTAGAAACATACGACGGGATAAAAAGGGCAATTTATACTTGAATGTTCCCTTTAAAAAGAGCGCTCAGAAACTAAAAGCTGAGAATGAAGAGGTTTATAAGAAAGCTAAGAAACTTGCCCCCATGATTTCTTTTCATGCAAATGCGGGGAATGTAACGCCCCAAGGTAGCCCAAGAGGTGCAAAAGGTAATCAATTACCTAGGGGTTTAGTCCCCAAGAAAGCGCCCCATCATGCCGTGGATATCTATGCAAATATGAGAAGGCAAGCTAGTACGTATTCAAATAAACAAGGTAAACCCGTGACACAGACAAGCGGGTACATTACTTGGCGTAGGATGACTATTAACCAAAAGCCCCCTAAGTGGATGCACCCCGGTATCAAGCCCCTAAATTTGGCGGATCGTGTTTATAGTATAATCCCAAAACTAATTAATGAAGTGTATGGAGCATAATCTATGTTTGACTTATTACTACTTGAAACCCTACATAATGGGTTTGAATACTACCTACAAAACAAGAGCGATTTTAAAGCGTTATTCTTTGGTTTAAAGGATGCCACGCTTGAATCGTGGTTTAGTTTATTTGTTGCTCAGAAGCCTGTATTTCGTGCAAGATATGCACAAGGCACAGCGCAAGCCCCCATGATTACCGTTTTAACAGGTCAAGAGGATGTACAAGAAAAATTCATGGGAAAAACTGAATATAGGGACACCGATGGGCGTTTAGTCGTGGGTTACAATGTTTCAGAGAATGCCCAAGTTGTCATCCTTGCCAAATCCCCCGAACTTGCTAGAATTTATTTCATTGTATTGCGTGCATGCTTTGAACAAGGAGCAAGAGCAATTATGAAAGCGGGGTACTCTCAAACAGCTTATGAAGGGACTACTTTACTTGATCCAGAAGAAGAACTATCTAGTGAAGAACTTGGTATATATGTCCGTAAGATGAACTTTAGTGCAAGTTATCCCGTTCAAATCAAATTAACTAAAGATGCAGAGTTTGGGGATCAAACTACATATTCAAATCTTGATGATTTGCTTGTTTTAGCAAGTGATCAAGAGAAGAATGGTATCAAGGGCGGGGTAATACCTGAAAATTAAGAAAAACTACAAAAACAAGTATAGATTATTTTATACTATGAAAGAAAGATAATAGGAGTTTACATATGCCAAGTTCTTTAAACCTTAATGGCCTTAAAATCTATAAACCCGGCGTTTATGCAACAGTCGATGCAAGCGCGTTAGGTGGTCAAAATACAAGCACGGGTAATGTTTGCCTAGTTGGTGCTTTTCCAAGTTTTGAAGCTGACAATCCGCTGACCTTTACAAGCGCCGGAGCGCTAAGGGATTATGACAGCACAGACAAAGAATTAGCACTACTTGGCAAACTTGCCTTTGCCCCTAGCGTGGATGCTCGTGTCCCCGCCGGCGTTAATTCATTGACCGTTTTAAATGTTCAAACATGCACACAAGCAAAATATGCTCTAGTGAATGATAACGCTGATACAGTAGCGACCTTTGAAGCTTCTGTATGGGGAAACAAGGGAAACAACACTTATGTGACTTGTTCTTTTGATGGTGCGTTTGATGTTACTTTAAATCGTAATGGACTTGCAGAAGAATATTTAAATGTAACAAGTGGCGATGTATGTTCTTTTGAGTATACAGGTACAGCGCTCACAACAGCAAGCCTTGATCTTAGTGATACAAATAATCTTGTTATCAATTGGACTAAAACCGTTGATCTTAGTTCAAACAATGCAAGTGTTAATGTTACCGATATGAAAACTGTTGCGGGGCTTGGCTTCCAATTGGATGAAGCACCAAACGCAAATGTTGTAATTGTGATTAGTGGTTATAATGTTGATGGTGTAGCTAGTACACAAACCATTACTTTGAGTAATACAACTAAGGTTACAAGTAACGTATTTTCTCAAGTCTATGGGTTATCAATCACCAATACAGCACAAGCCGGCTTAGTACTCACAATTAGCGGGGTTGCTTTTGATCTTGATCTCTCAACCTTTGATACAGTGAATGAAGTAGTGGACTTTGTAAACCAAGCAAACACAGATTATCATTTTACAGCTAATTACCTTGCTTCAAAGTCATATAGTTCAATCGCTTTAGATGGGTTTAGACTTGCTCAAAATATCAAGGGCGTTGAGGCTATTGTGGCCGCCAATTTACAAGAACTTATTGACACTTTAGCATCATCTAAAGTTGTTTCTTTAGTTCGTGTTGGTTCAATTGCTTGTGATGATTTTACCAATATCACAGGGACTTTCTTACTTGGTGGCACTCAATCAAGCGTTATTCTTAGCGATTGGACAAACGCCCTTGAATTGATTGAAACAAGTGATATTCAAATCGTAGTACCTTGGTCAAGTGATGTAGATGTACATAAAGAAATTCTAAAACATTGCACAAAATCCGCCGTTGCAGGTAGTGAAAGAAATGCGTGGGTTGGTGCTAGTGCTAATCAATCAATCATTGATTTAAAAAACAATTGGGTTAAGGCGTTGAATAATAGAAATGTTGCAATCGTTGGGCAAAGTGTAAAAGTCACTAATCCACAAGGCATTATTCAAACCCTTGAACCTAAATATCTTGCGTTGATTTGTGCATCCATGCAGGCGGGGACACCTGTATCAACCCCATTGACAAGAAAACGCCCTGATGTGGTTGATGTGCTTGGTTCATGGATTGCAAATAGAGATGTAACAGATGCAATTAAAGCGGGGATTTGTGCTTTAACTTCCGATAATCAAGGGTGGAGAATTGAACGCTCTGTAACTACTTGGATTAAAGACGATAACCCAATTTATTCAGAAGTTTCCGCTAATGAAAGTATCAATACAAGCGTAAGAGATTTGAGAAACGCACTAGATATTTATATAGGTGATAGAAATCTAAATGTAACTAGTGCAAGAATCTTAGGCATTGTTTCCGCCCGCCTTGATCAACAAGTCTTAGATGGTATTATCAAAGCGTATAAGAACATCGTGCTTGAAAACATTGGTGACACGCTCAAAGTAAATTACACAGTAGCAGCAGTAGAACCTTTGAATTTTATTGCAATCACCGCCAGCGTAAGCAGATTTTAAAGGAGCTTAGAAAATGGAAAAAGTTTTTAGTGGTGCAAGAGCAAAGCTCTATTTTAACACAGCATTAGGGCAAGTAGAGGCGGGCTTTGCAACAGGTATTAGCGTTAATGAATCCCACCAATTACAAAGAGTTAATGTACTTGGAAACATTGATTCAGAAGAAATCATTCCTACATCTCGTTCTGTTGATGTTCGTTGTGATTTAGTTCGTATTAGCGGGCGATCACTTCGTCAATTGGGGATTTGGCCTAAAGGTCAAACTGTTGATGTTCTTAGTTTCCCAGAACTCACCATCGTTGTCTATGATGGAGTAGAGAATAAGATCGTTGCACAAATTGAAGGGGCAAGATGTGAAACAAGATCATTTCAAGTTCAAGCGGGGGCGGTGGTTTCTGAAAACGCAAGTTTCCAAGCTAAACGCCTTAAAGATGAAGCTGATTTGACCTTGTAGGATTTGATCATGGATGAACAAACCAATCAAACAACTCTTAGCGTTCCTAGTGACGACATTGCACAAATCAAAGACTTGATGCAAGTAACTCAAAACAATGTGCCTTTGGCGCTTGCTATCTTTGCCGTTCTATTGGTTAACAAGCTAAAGAATAATCAAGTAAAATCTGAACTTGAAACAAAGATTAATGCGCTTGAGGCACGACTTGACAAATTAGATAAATAATCAAAGAAACTTATTAAACAATATTCTAAATGCGATTTCGGCGGTAGCAGGCACGACCCCATTACCTAGTAAAGCTATTTCATCCACGATACTTGTATAACTGTTGCACAATTTTTCATAGTCCAACCAATTGGCAACCCCATTAGCATTTCCACCCATCTCGGATTCAACATTTCCCGATAAGTCAAGAGGTTGATTTCCTCCTGTGTTCTCTCTGATTCCGGCTTGGCTAGTGCTTGTTCTCTCATCGTCCGTAGTTCCGTGAATGTGTGCTTGTTTGATCTCAGTGCTTGCATTGCTGTTGAGTCTTGATGCCCCTTGTCTAAGCGATTCATCAATGCCTCGGGTGAGTAACTCATGTCGTAGTGATCCCTCTTGGCGGGAGTTGCCCAATTCATCGTTGATTTGTTGGTGTCTGATCTCAATGCTTGCAGTGCTATTGAGTCTTGTCCCTTCTCTCGATTCGTCAACATCTCTACCATTTCCGGCGTCCTCATTGCATCGTTGAAATCCCGTTTCTGTGGGGTTGCCCAAGTCTTGATCTGTTCGTTCATCGCGTCTAAGTGAATTTGTCTTGACATCTTCGAATCCGTCCGATCTATGCTTGCATGTTCCTTGATCGGTGTTGTCATGCTCGCATCTTTTGAATCGCTCTTTGTTGGGGTTGTCCAAGTCTTGATCTGTTCCGAAGTATTCCATTCGTTCATCGTGACTTGGTGGGCTAATTGCATTTGTTTCTTGTCTTTTCGATCCCCCGAATCGGTCATCTTCAATTGTCGATCTATAATTTGTGAGGGGGTCATCGTCATTTGTGTTTCGTTGGTGCTTGGTGTTGCCCAAGTCTTTTCTAAGAGTTCTAGGGGGTTCAAAGAATTGTTGCTCTCGATCTCTACCGCTAGGCGTGCAAATGCTTGAGGATTCGATTCTTTCAATGCTAAAAGTTGACTCAGTAATCTTTTGTAATAAGACGGTTGGGTCACTTGCCCCATTTGCCCCCTGATCATTGTGATTTGTTGATTCGCATAGACTAGCTCTGTCGCCGTTGAGTGGGCATGTGATGTCTTTACAACTGTCATGAAAGTACTCGGAAAACTCTTTAAGCCTAGAATTTGTAATATCTGTTCTTTTTCCCAAGATAAAGACTCTTTGCCTAAGATGGGGAAGGCCTGTTTCTCTCGCTGAGAATATGCCCCAATGGCATTCGTAACCGATTCTTTCCAACTCTCTAATGACATGCAACAAAACCGGCGTATCTTTGGGGTCATTCCATTCTTCTGATTGGAGTTTTGAGCTGATGATTCCTCTAACATTTTCCAAGAGAACAAAGGCAGGTCTTGACTCAATGATTCCTTGCTTGATAAAGGGAAATAGGTGTCTTGGGTCTGTATCGCCGTTTCTTCGTCCGGCACTTGAAAAAGGTTGGCATGGGAAACCCCCAGAGAGGATATCCACGCAGCCACGAAACTCTTTGAATGGGAAAGTTTTAAGGTTCGACCAAATAGGAGCGGGCGGGATGATTCCTTTTTCCATCTTGTCAATAAGGTTTTCGATTGCGTAAAGTTCGATCTCACAGTAAGCGATGGCGCGCAAACCTTTGATAACTCTTGCAAGTCCAAGATCAATGCCTCCGTATCCTGTACAAAGGGAGATATGATTAAATTTTTTGGTAGTATCCACATTCATGCTTATCTTTCATGCTTGGTTGATTTGTAAAACAGTATATAGGAATTATGTATAAGTATATAAAATTAGATATATGAAATTTCTCTTTTTACTTGATCTAATGCTGAAGCAAGTTTGTCAAAATATGTATTCATGGCAATCGTATACACATCCAATTTTGAACAAATATCATGTGCAAGATCATCATGATCCACATCTACATCTACATATTTAGTAAAATCATCATGGCTCTCACCTTCGATTGATAGGCGATATGTATTCTTTTCAACAGATATAGACACAAGCATATAAGCCCGCCCGTCTTTGATCTTTAATACACGTTCTTGTGTATCGCTATGGACTACATTTACTTCATAACCATGTTCTAAAGCATAGTTGATGATGTTTTTGCTGTCAGCTGTTTGCCATGGTTGTAAGCAGGGAGCAGATTGAATCTCTTTGTCAATAACAATATTATTGATTACTAATTGACCGGTGGCGTCATTGCGATTCCAACGATTCAAATAGTCATTGAACTCGGACTTTTTGATAAAACATTCAGGTGCGCAACCATAATCATGGGAAATGAAAAATTCGTATTTATCCCCATTTTCTTGCCATGAATAGATATCTAAACAAGCGGATAAACAAGATAGCGCACTATAGCTTCTTTTCCTAGAGAGATTTGCTAGATCGAAGTTAAAAATTTTCATATGAATCCTTTTTAGTGGTTAAGGTGTAAGCATAGTACTTCATGAATTTGTCATTGTCAACAAATTTTACAAGTATTTATATTTTTATTTTGTCATTGAAATGCTTAGAGTATCTAAGAAACCATGAAAGGATTTAAAAATGGATTTAAGAAACTTAGTAACAGAGCAAGAAGCAATCAAACCCCTAGTAAAAAGAGAACTTCCGTTAATTGTGACATACATAGACCCAGATGGCGAACAGCATCAAGATACTTTAATTTCAAAAGTGCCTGATGGTGATGGTAAATTGATGATTGATAGAAAGATGGCAATGCTTGCCGGTGGTGCATGGGAAAATTTGAGTCCTATGGCAAAGCTAAGAATTGAAGCAATCGCAACTTTAAGCGTTCAATTGGTTTCCCCCCCTGATTGGGTTAACAAGTGGGCAGTGATTGACGATGAACTTCTATTTGATTTAAGGGAGCAACTTGGCAAGCATGCCAGTTTATACTTTCGCCCAAACATTGGACAGGGTCAAGGAGCTGCGGAGGTCGCAAGGGTGGCGATTTATTCAAAAGAGCTTGCCTAGTTCGTTTCCCAACTCACAGTTTAACCCCCTTTATTCGGTGCTTTCTGAAAATGATTACTTTGAAACATGGCTTTTATCCTTATCTGATGAAGATTATGATAAAATACAACCAAGATACACAGTAAACCAAGATAAAACCATTAAGCATGAAAACCCAATTGATGATCAATGGGAAAAAGATTTTTGGGATAAAGAAAGGGGTTAAATATGGCAACGCAAAGAGTAGAAATTGTTGTAGATTTAAATGATCAAATGGCCTTACAAGCCTTGAACAATTTTAAAACACAGTTTCAAGGGGCTGTGTCGGATGTGCAAGACGCTTTGACAGATGCACAAAAAGCGCAAGCCTTCCAAATGCAACAAAGATTAGCACAACAACAATATGACATATTACAACAAAAAGAACGAAGAGAACAAGAGGCACATGATAGGCGGGCAACACAAACACAGCAAGACCGTTTAAAAAGGGAAGAGGACGCTAAGAAACGAGATGAACAAGCAAGGAAATCACAAGCACAAGCGGATAAAGATCGAATACAAGCCCAAAGATTACAAATGATACAAGGGGCGGGGCGTTTATTGACAACAGGGGCATCAACGGCCATGGGTGCAATAACAAGCACAGATGCAAGCGGGGTTATTAATGCCCTTAGTGGAGGAGCGGGGCAAGGGATTAATGCGCTTGGTGGTTTACTTAGTAATCTAGGTATGCAAAAGACGGGGTCAATTGTACAGACCGCCGGCGCATTAGTCCCAATCGTTGGGCAAGGGGTCGCTCAAGCAATTGGACAAGTATATTCTAGGTTTACAGAGGTTGCGGGGTACGAATTGCCTAGAATGATTGCTGGGTATAGGTTCAATGATTCTTTCAGAGCAAAAGAAGCCCCAAAAATTGGTGGGGCGTATGGGTATTCTATGGCTGAGTCATTAAGTAATATGAATGCGTATGCGTCGGCATATGGTTCTAGGGATGTTAATACTATTGCGACAAGTCAAATTTTTTCGGACATACGAAGCGCTGAAATGCTTGGCGTCAATCCCATGGCAATTCCTCAATTCGCTTCTTTAGGTGGTATGGGTGGAGCAATGCAAAACGAGGCACAAATGGCGGGGATTGCTAGAGGCGTTTTAAAATATGCAAGTAAGGAAAATATGCTAGGTTCACAAGCTGAAAAGTTACTAGGTGCGATTAATGCGGGGATTCAAGGCATGGCATCAAAAGGCTTGGCGGTAGATGCTCAATCACTAACTAGCTTTATTATTGGGGTATCAAATGCGGGGATTAAGTCGGTTCAAGGTGCGGGGGCTTTGCGAGCAGTACAAGGCATTGAGTCAATTGCGGGACAAGCTAAGGGGGGTTATTTAAGCAATTTCCAAGGTTTAGCAATGCAAGCCCTACAAGCTGAGGCGTCAAGTCGTAGCGATGGAACACCTCTAGGCATGATCAACATGCTAGAACAGTTTCAAGCTGATCCAAGACTAGCAACGCAAATCATTCAAAAGCGCTTAGGGTCAACAGTTTCCCGCCTTGCACTTGGTGGGGCGGGGTTATCACAGGCACAAATTAGCGCATTATTTGGGGCGGGGGCGGGTAAAATTGGTTCTACTTTTGATTTGACGGGGCAAATTGGGGATCAATTGGATGTGACAAAGAAACTTAATAACTTAGAACGCCAACGAGTAGAACGAAACTTTGATTTCTCACGCACACAAGAAGGCACTTCACAGCTTGAAACTTTGTTAAATATCCAACAGAAACTTGAGATCATGATTGAAAGCGTGGGAACAAGTGACCTTGCTAGTAAATTAACAAGTCTTGCAGATGCCATTTTAGATTATTTACGATAGGAACTAAGACATGATTAAATTTGAAATCAAATTAACACAGTATAAACAAGATATCTACATCCAACCTAAGCAACTTGATACAAAAGATATTAGTGACTATGTCACAGAAATCCAATACACCTATTCAATCAAAGCACCATATGAACAAGCTACTTTACGGGCAAAAATGCCATTCCCTGAATTGTATGCACAATTGGGGAAAACAGTAACCCCGCCTAATAGTGCTTTCTTAGATTTTATAACTATGTATGCGGACGGGTGGGCAACGATCTATGAACTAGATACCGAAGCAAATACAAGGCAACTTAGATTTTTTGGCGTGGTTTCCTCTATAAATTCGGGGTTGGTTGCTGATCAAAATGGCTTAAAAAGTACCATTGATTTAACCATTAGTTTAAGTTCATGGATTTCTGTTTTACAAACACCAATTAAACTTGTTTTATCTGAATATTATAAGGCAAAAGGATTAGGAGGGATTAAGCCCGTATACTCCCCAAGTATTGATTACCCAGAATATGCAAATCAAGATTTTATCACAGGGACACGGGGCGTGTATCCTGATGTGGAGTATTATGGCAAATTAGACGCTATTTTAAAAAACTTCCTTGATCCAAAAGATGCAATTAAACAATGGTATTCTTTATTTACTAATTTTATGCCAGATACACAGATCACAAATAAATCTTTAAAGGATGTGATCTTTTTAACTAGAAACACCGATTTAAAGAAATATGGAGTATCTCAAAGAACCTTGACGGATATCGTTACTTTTAACTTTGATACCTTATTTCCCGCTTTAAACAATTCAATTCTTAGTGCTATGACTTCCTCTTTTCAAGGTGAAATGGATTCAGTGATTGAATTATTTCCCAGCTATGAAGAAGTAACAACGAATGAGGGCTTATTCTCTGATCAAGTGGAAACAGGCCCCCCAACAAAACAAATACAGCCTGTTCTTATTTATCGTTATAGACCATTACCAATTAACTATCAACGCTCTGTATCCGCTATCAATGTTTCACTAAATCAAGGCGAAATTCAAAGTGAAACAAGAGTAAATGAACAAGGACAATATGAAGTAGTTTACACACGAGAAGGCGGATCATTGAATTTTACATCTATCAAACCCGATACAAGAAAACCAATAGAGATTAACACAGTGAACAACTTATCAATCTCTTGGAGTGCGGGGAATAGATTAAATTTGATCAATGTATCCACGCGAGCAAGTGGAGTAAATAACATTTTAGGCGTTACTACTGATTTCTATATAGATGAAGAATCAATTAAAAAGTATGGCGTGTTTTCATATGAAGCCACTTATCCATTTTTCGGATCAACTAAAGAGAATGAGAAGATTAGAGATTTTGCCAATGAACTAACTACCTATGTGCGTTTATTGCTTGGGAGTGGTGAAACTTATGGCAACGCTCAATGTACTTCATACTATGAACCCAAGATAAAACAGGGGGAATTTGTTCGTATTGGGGTTTCGTATGGCGTGACTAATGTAGACTATCCTAATGAGTATTACATTGGTTATTGTACACAAGTAACCCACAATCATAAAGCGTTACCAGATGGACGCATACAAAGAACATCAAGTTTCACACTAGACCGTCTACAAGTATATCAAGAGGCTTAGAAATGCTTAATATAAGAAAACCCGGCACATGTACGGCAAGAGTACAAGGCCAACCTTTAAAGATCAATAATCAACCTGTTATAGGTACAACAGTTTTTAATGGTTCTGCATCAAAATACACGCCTATCATGGGGCTTGGTGGTGGTTCATCGTTTATCTATGCACCCCCAGCCGATCAATCTGATGCGTTCATAGAATACAATGATAAAATCTCAAGAGGTTTCTATGTATCCTCTACAATTCCCAACGTGGAGGATTTAGAGGAAAAAACAAATGTAGCAAGTACCGATCAAACCTATGTAGCCTCTTTACAAGATGTTCTTATGAAACAGGGGGCTAATGTGATTTCTGTATCAAAAGATAATGGAATTTGCTTAGATACCTCAAACAGTGATCAAACCATACGAATACAACTATCTAACGAGGGCAAATTAAGAATATCATCCAATGGGGTCAGTGATGACTTTGTACTAATTGCCAGTGACACAATGAACTATTTGACACAAGAAACCCAAAAGCATGTTTTATTGATTAGTACATTGTCTGCAATTATTCAAAGTATGCTTGTCACCCTTACCAATTTAGGCCCCGCACCTGTTACAGGTGGTATCTTGGCGGGATTGATTACCCCTATTCAAACAATTTTGAATAGTACAAATTTATCAAATCCACCCACAAGTATGGTATCATCTAAAATAAAGATACCAAGAGGATAAGGGGGTTTTATGCCTAGTTCAATGCCTATGGGCGTTTCTGTACCTAAGACGGGGCGTCTAGGTACATTGTTCAAAGTACCTATTGATTACATACTTGAAACCAATCAAGGGGATATGATCACCCTACCGAATAAACCCACAATGTACATGCAATCAAGGCCAAGTGCTTCGCTTCTTACCTATACACTAAATTCTTATGTTAAAGAGAATATGCGGTATAGAAATACACATATCGAGTTGCGGGGGGCAAGTGGTTATATGGAACGAGCGGGGTATAATCGCAAAGGTGATGTGATCTTTCAAAATGGTTTGATTATCTTAGAAGAGTTTGATCATTGGCTTAATGAGTGGCAAAAGAACGCAAGCAATAGAGATTATCTAGTATTTAGAAGTTTAAATGAGGGCTTTGCATACAAAGTAAGCGTTGAGAAATTTGAATGGTCAAGAGATGCTGATCAATCTAAATTTTCATATCAATGGAACTTATCACTACATGCGTACGATGACGCACCAGAAAGCAAATTAACACCGATCTTTTCACCCATTACCGAAACAGTCAAGGCAATTACTGATCAATTAGATGTAGCAAGCGCAAGCATTGCCATCTTAGACAATGCAATTCAGAACACAAATAAAGAGGTTTCCCAAATTATCCGGGGGCCAATTCAAGCCGTGAATCGTGTTGCTCTTGCAATTAGACAGGTTGCCAATAGTCTTGATGGTATTCTTTTACAATTGCCTAGTTCTGTTTTATCCGATATTTTCAAAGTGGTTGGGAATGCAATTGAAGCCGTCCGCACTGTAAAAGGTACAGTTCAAGGCGTCTTAGGTATAGATCAAACATTTGACCCCTACAAAGATCAAGTTGATGAATTACTCAGTGAAACGCAAGCTATGCAAAATTCAGTGATTGAATTGGCGGGCGTAACAGGGGCGTTAATTGTACCAAGTGCCAATGCACAAGCACAAATTGAATTAGTCCGTACAAATAATCAAGTTTCACTATTATACACAATTAGACCCGGCGAAAGCATTAGAACCATTGCACAAAGACAATTGAACAATGAAGGTGCGTTAGGTATCATTTTATCGCTTAATAACCTAAGAGATCAATACACTTATGCAAATGGTCGCCCTATTCTTCCCGGTGATGAAATATTACTTCCTATCTTAGAGATTGGTAATGGAGGCAATTTTAAATTTAGACAAGATGACTATTTTTACACTGATTTCTTATTGGGGGATGATGGTGATCTAAAAATCAAGGGCAATGATTTAATCTTAGTAACTCAAGAAAATAATTTAGTTCAAGCAATCAAGAATCGAGTTCTCACAGAGAAAGGGAGTGCAAGAACCATGCTTGATTATGGCTTGCCCGTCTTGATTGGCGGTTCGGTGAATAATCGAACAAGCGCATTTTTAACTATGCACATTAAAGAACAGTTACTTAAAGATCCTAGAATCTCAAGCGTTGCACAAGTTCAAATACTAGTACAAGGCGATCAAATCGCTATTGAATGTAAAGTAACTAGTGTTCAAGGCGTTTCCCTTCCCCTAATCGTACCTATTAAAAGAGAGATAAACTAAAATGGCTTATGTACAAAGAACAAAAGATGAAATCTTAACAAGTTTACTTGCTAGAATGGTTGCTAGAAGCACAGTATCGGACATTGTAGAAGGAAGCGTTTTATATACGCTTATGAGTGCCATAGCTGAACAGATTGCTGATTCAGAATATAAACTAGCAAAACTTAGGCAACAATTTACACTTACAAATACCAATGGGACAGATTTAGATGATCGTGCCTTGGAGATTGGTTTAACCCGTCTACCTGCAACCAATGCAACGGGCGTTATTACCTTAACAAGATCAAGTATTGGGACAAGTTTAACACTAGATGCGGGCTTAATCGTGGCAAATCCTAGTAATCAATCACTAGTTTATTACACAAGAGAACAAGCGATATTTGCATCCAACAGCTTAACTACAAATGTTTCTATTATTGCGGGCATCTCAGGGGCGGTAGGCAATGCACTAAATAACACAATTACAAGTTTACAGAATTTTCCTAGTCAAGTTATCGCTTGCACAAATACCAACGCGTTGACTAATGGGAATGACGAAGAAACAGATGATCAATTAAGAAATCGATGCAAGCAAGCAATCCAGTCCCTAGCCAAAAGCCAACCCCAAGCCATAGAAACATTTACCAAGTCATACATAGCAACAGACGGCACAAGGGCAATTAATGCAAGTATCTATGAAAATGAGAATGTTCCCGCTTATTGTGAACTGTTGATTGATGACGGTAGTGGCTTATATAACAATGTAACCACCGAAACAATTACTAGTACTTCTTTTTCTGTATATGGGGATCAAAGCCCCTTAATCATGCCTTTGTCTAATCCTATCACAGATACATCTAATATTGTCCTCACAAGATCAAGAGGTAGCTTAGTGATTAATCCTAGTAAATATAGAATTGTGCATGAACGGGGGCTTGTGATCTTTATGGATCGTAGTGATTTGGTAGATGGTGACATAGTAACCACAAACGCATATACAATCTACACAGGTTTAATTAGTGAACTACAAAACTTGATTGAAGGTTCACCCGCTGACCCTATCAATAATCCCGGCCAAAGAGCGGTGGGCGTTCGTGTTCGTGTTTTACCTGCACCAATCACACTAGTATCTTTTGATTTACAGATCACGGCATACAATGGCGTGGATTTAGTAGCCCTACAAGCAAGACTTCAAGGCATCGCAACGGGCTTTGTGAATGCACTAGAAGCGGGGCAACCTTTACTTATTGCGCAACTCATTGACTCTTTGATGAATGATACAGATTTACAAAATGTTAAAGTATACTCAAGCGCTAGTTTAAATCTTAGTCCAGATATTTACCCAACCACCCCAAGACACATTTTAAAGGCTGATACAATTAACTTGTTTGTCAGTACAAGGAGATAAAAATGGATAAAATTAAAGTTTACCCACAAGAACGCTTAGATATTGTTGATGTTGATGCTTTACAAACACTAGTTTATACCTATGTCCAAGAGGCTATGGGGTCGCTTATTGGCCCGGCAAGAGGTTGCTTATCTCAACCCGGCGTTATTTTTACTAATGGAACACCTGATAAGATTTCTTTTACTGATTTTGCTTTTATCGCTAGTAAACCAATTGGCACCGCTCTTTTAGGTATCAAACAAAACAATTTTTCAACCCAAGTTGTCACATTTGACAGCACAAAACAAGATCATGGGAATTATCCCATTTCTCTAACAGGCGTTGATAATACCATGTTTCTTTGGGCGCGTCCCTTAATGGTTGATACTGATCTAGGTAATCGGAGAAAATGGGATGTTGCACAAGGTTCAGAAGTCACTTTTTCAGATGAAACAAGAACCCGCATGCGTGTTGAATTTGCTTTTAGTGCAACTGATCCAACGATTACAGGGGATGATTTCCAATACTCACCAATCGCAAAAGTAACAGCTATCACAGGGACTAGTATTAATTTAACTTTTATTTCCGCTTTTGATTCCGCTGATGCGCAAGCGGTAACAGGTGAGAGCGGTACTTTTTACGATAGTTCAAATACAAATGCAACGGCGTTTAGTGGCATGCTTCCTACTTATGTATCAAATTCATATGATATCAATGTAGGTTTGTTAAGTGTTGTTCATGCACTTGGTCGAATGGTGCGACAAATGCACGCAAAAGGGGAAAATGATCCAAGTGGTACAACCCTCCCCGCCCAATGGTATAATACACAGCCTAAAATCTCTTTGAATGGTGCATATAAGGCAATCGACACACTAGAAACAGATGTAACTTCATTAGATGGTCGAGTAGATACCTTAGAAACTCAAGTTCTTAATAGGGGGACTGTACCTTTTGCTTATTGGGTTGTGCGTGGAAACCCCTTATATACTAGTAATATTTGGACAGTGGTACGAGGCACAACAAACGGGATATATATTGACCCTACAAATCCAAATAATTTTAGATTGCTTATGAATGATGAAATGGTGAACAGTGGTTTCTATGTGAATGGTTGTAGTATTACACAGACACACAACCCAACAAATAAAAACCATAATCGTATGTCTGTTCAATTTAGATGGTTCGATACACCAACAAATCATAGTGATTGGGTTGATCCAGATGTAGGCAATCAAAGAACCTTTTCTTTTGATACAATCCCATGGCAATTAGCAAATGAGGCATCATTCACAAGCTCGGGAACAACTGATTATAGTAATCTTAGTAGTTCGGCACACATTACATTCTTAATCACACTATTCGGCGCACCTGTCAACCCATAAGGATTAGTAAATGGCAAACTTAGAAATAAGTCCATTATCCTCTTTGATTGGGGATGATGGTGGTTATTTGATCTATGTAATCGGTGATTATTTCACAGATAACACAATTACAAATGATCAAGAGATTAAGATTAGATTAAAGAATACAAGTACGCTTGCTTTTACTCAGTATCTTTATTCATGCCTACCCGGTCAGGGCGTCAAATGCCAAGTACAAAGGGGGCAATATGTTCTATGTTCATCGCCTATCTTAGAACCCGGAATATATGATCTAGTTTTAAGCTATGGCGTGCAAGATTATACAGTATCGGCAGGCGTGCAAGTAAAGCGCAGACTAAGAAACCTTGAAACCTATGAACTACGGGCATCCCTTCCCCCTTTGTATAAGGCGGGGGAACGCCTATTAAATCAAGATACGTTGTTTTCATATGCTAGTACTTCACTTGATACAGATGATCTTGGCGTACTAGAAGCATTGACTTCGTGCATAGGTCAAGAGTTGAACACACTAAAAGGAATAGGGAAAACAAGGGTCACAGATACAACACTACTTTCTGAGATTATTGGGTCAAGTGATGATGTTTTACTTAAGCTAGAAAGTAATCTAGGGTTAGATGTGGATCAAGTGATCTTTGTACAGGGCATTAAATGCTTGGTTACTAGTATTGCAGGCAATGCCGTCTATGTGCAAACAGAACAACCATACAGCACAATTCAAAAAGGGGCGGAGGTGAGCTATGCTACTATCACAAATTGACAAAGCAAGACATTCAACCATTTTCACAAGTGCAACTAGTACCGACTTAGATAGACTTAGTTTTTTCTATGATCTTGCTCGCCCCGCTTCTTTTCCCCGTGCTTATTGGGCAAAAGTCATGCAGGCGATTATTTACCAACCAAAAGGCACTTATCCCCAACTTTTTAACGCGTTATATTGGTTATTTAAGCCATGGATTGATCAAGAAACTTATGAGGATGTTTTAATCAATGTAAATGGGCGTTTTGCCTTGCCTACAGGTGACATCTCAGACGGTAGGGTTCATAAGCTAATTCGTGTTACTCTTAGCGATGGATCAAGTAAGATTTATATGGTTCGTTCTATACATGAAGCAGGGACGCCCCCTATCGTGGTTAGAACTTACCAACTTGTTACTAGTCCAACAATGAATAATCCTATGTTTCAAGCATACACAACAGGGCAAAGCACCACAGTAAAACAAATGGAATTTCTACCCTTTTTAATCTTTGAAACAACAAGCGGGGGACTTGGTAACCAAAACCAAGCAAACGATTTAAAGAATGGCAAATTTACAATCTACCTTGATTCTACACTAGCAAAAGCACCGCCCACATATTTAAAAGAGGATGGGGAAGAACGGGATGAAGGTGAACCATTTGGCGGGCAACTTTTAAACCTGTTTGATCTTGATCCAGATACAGAGGACTATGGCAATCAAATCACTGGGCCTTTTCCGCTTTATTTAGGCGGTACAAATTTAGATGGTGTGTTTGGTACTATTCTAAAAAAGTGCATTGTTGCAGGAATCAAATATGAAGTACTAAGTCAAGATTGGGATACCTCGCTTGAGTATCAATCACTAAGTATCTATGCACAACAAGGACTTTTCCCATTTCCACCTAAGATTTAGTTAAGATTAGGGGGGATTAGGGGAGATGTTTTTATAAATCCCCCCTAAAAATTTATCAATAAATACAATGACTTACGGAGATGGTGAAGATAGTGAAGATGTTTTAAGCATTTCATTTATCTTGGTAATATATACATACATAGGATTCATATGTGTATTGTGTATATATAGGAGCAAGGGAAAAATGAATAATATCGTCATCATCCCCATAAGTATATGAAATTAAAAAGAAAGATGTGATTAAGATCTTTTTTCAAATCCCCCCTGATCTTTTTAAATTGACAGATTAGCTTTTTTCCTATATTTTAGATCAACCTTAATCCATATAGGAGAAACTATGACAACCCGCACAGGTTTATTTTATCCTTATCTCTCTGAACAAGATTTAAATGCTTGGTATTCTGAACCCCTCGCATGTTCTGTTTTGCCAAATCTCAAAGTCAAGGCCGGCCAATATGGTCAAGTCTATCATATGGACTTGAAACAAGCGCTTAGAACCCTCTTTAAGACAGATGCACAAATGCAACCCGCCCACGCTTCACAATTGATCAAAAGCGATGGGCAAACATGGCGTTTATCTGTTGACCAATTGAAAGATGTTCAAGTACAGATTGATTTCATTGCTCTTGATTTTGATGCCAAGCAAATGGACAACCCTCGTGAAAAATGGGCATGGTCAAATGATGATTTCACCGCTTGCGTTGTATCTTGGTCAAGTCACCCAATTCTTGGCAATTCATTGACCTACAAGACTAAGCACGGCCTTCGTTGTATCATCCCATTAGAAGCGCCTTTTATCTTGGATAAGGATTTAAAGGGCAAAGATTGGGAAAAGGTTTATGAACAGATTTTAGCCATGCTTCCAAAGTCAACTTATGGGGCGTTTGATGTGTCTTGTGATACAGTGGTAAAAACTTACCGCCTGCCCCAAGTTGTGAGAGAAAAAGAACCTTTACAATCTTTTTTCTATGTCCCAAATAAACAATATGTTCATAAGTTCGACCGATTAAGTCTATTCTCTGATATTTCCTACATCACAGCACAAAGACAAAGCATTAGGGGCGTGAATAATGGCGTGATCGAAGTGTTCAAAGCAAGCAATTTATATCTTGAACCAATGAACAAACAAATCAATGGTGAATTAGTTCATAGGGTTCAATGTCCATGGCATACATTACATTCATCCACAGATGACAAAAGCACCGCAAGCGTTCTTTTCCTTGGTGATAATGGGTGGGTGTTCAATTGTATGCACGCGTCTTGTAAAGCTGAGCGCACAAAGCCCAATGCCTTAAGGAATAAATTCCCTAGAGAATGGGGCGATTTTGTACAAGATGGCTTTGAATTTGAATATGATAGCACAGATGGGCAAGGCATCATCAAAAACTTAGTAGAGATTCTTAAATCTGCTAAAGAAGCCCCTTTTTACCAAAGAGGCCATGATATTGTTCGCGTCAAGATGAACGCTGAAATTGACCAAGAAGTCATGTATATCCCAAGCGTTGAAGAAATCACAGGGTACATTTTACAATTCTCTAAGTTCTATACGGTCAAGGTAAACAAAGAGGGGATGACAAGAAATTACATAGCGCTGCAAACAAACACAATTAAGACTTATTACGCATATATCAAAGATGAACTTCCACGCATTGAGGGGATTACTAGCCTGCCACCTATCAACAACGCTTTTGAACCCTTACAAGCACATAAAGGCTTTTGCGAAGCTCAAGCATGTTTCTATGCACCTGTAAAGCATTTTAATGCGAGTTCTCTTTTAAATATTCCCTCTAGTATTAAAGAGGCTAAGGCGTCCGCATTACGATTACTAGATTTGTTTTGTGATTTCCCATTCGCACAAGAATCATATCGTCTTATGGCACTAGCAACGCTTTTCACAGCGGGATTTAGAAAGAAAATTGATGCTCCCGCCCCCTTGTTTCTAGTATCTGCCAATTCAAAAGCAACGGGGAAAACTACATTTATTCAAACAGCTTTAGCGGGTGTATATGGTATCAAGCACCCATCAATCATCATCCCCCCAGAGAAAACAGAGGAACTTGAAAAGCGCTTAGATGGCCTTCTTTTAAGTGGTGAAGATTATATAGTGATTGACAATATCACCAATTCACTAGGAACAGGCGGGCTTGATGCTATGCTAACAAGTACCGTATATAAAACCCGTAGACTTGGTTCAAGTGAGATGACATCTGTAAAGATTAAAACATTCTTTGCGGGAACTGCAAACAATGCCGTTCTTAAAGCTGATACAGATAGACGCGTTATCACTGTTCGACTAGTATCTGATCTTGATAACCCCGCTGAACGAAGCGACTTTAAACACAAAGACATTGTGAGTTATGCTTCTCAAAATACTAGTTCTATTTGGCGGGACATGCTTACTATTCAAAAGAGTTTTCAAGAACATGCTGATCTTGATGCCTTGAGTATTGAACTTAGTTCAATAGGCAGTTTTACCGAATGGGCTGATTGGGTTCAATATCCTGTTGCATGGGTTGGAAAGCTGCTAGGATTTGAAAAGATTGATATTGTTGAAATGTCCCGCTCTGAAATTGTATCAAGGGAAAATGATGATCTTTCAAATCTTTTTCAATCTTTATACGCCTATCAAAAAGATGTGGGTGTTGGTCAAACTTGGACAAGTCAAGACTTATTAAACGCTCTCAAGACTAAGAAACAAGATGATTCACATCTTGAAATGCTACAAGAAACTTTATTACTGGGCGTTTCTCTTAATATTGTTAATTTAGGTCGTAGATTGATGCGTTATAAAGATAAAGTCTGCAACGGCTATAAGTTACAATTACATAGATTACCCGGTAGAAATAACGCTTTTAGTCTTGTAAAGGTATCACCCCCAAGAAAAGAAACCTTGCCAACAGACTTTACACAATACCCAACGCCAAAGGTTGAGGCACAAGCACCAATACAACAAGCACAAGCACCAATACAACAAGCACAAGTAAAAGCGCTTGAGAGTGTACAAGTCGACCCCCTACAAGCGATTTTACAAGCATGTGGATATAAAGAGGATACAGACAAAAAGCAAGCATGTAACTTTTTACAAGCGGGCAATAATTGCGGGCTTTCTAGTGATCGTTGTGAGGCTGAATTTATTTATCAAATACAAGAACCTGTCAAACAAGAACCCATCAAACAAGAACCCATAGAGGAAGAAACACAATTGTTTAATGTTCCCTCTATTGATCCTTTAACACGCGTATTCACTGAGCAATTAAAACTTAGATTATCCACACTACTCAAAGAACTTAAGAAACCCGCTGAAATCGTGGATATCCTGATTAAAGAGAATTTCCCAGTTGATAAAAACAAATGGACAAGCATAAAAGTGAATAAAGCGATCGAGTTCTTTGGCCTTAGCAAAGAGAAAAAGAGCGGGGCGGAGTTGAAACTTGAAAAGCGTGGTGTTTATGATCATAGGTGGCTTCAAGGTTTCCCTACAACAAGAGTTTCTAAAGAAGTCTATTTATCACAGTATGCGGAAGGCGTTCCAATGGGCGGGGTGACTTGTGACGCAAATAGCACTAAAAAGAGTATCAAATTTGATGCTAATGATTTGATCAAAAGCGTTCTAGGCGTTAGCAGCGTCAAAGATGCACTTGCTAAAGCGACAACCCCCGAACAAAGAGAACAGGCATCAAAAGAAAAGTACGGTGATAAAGAATAATGGGCGAATTTAAGCATGTTTCCGCATCACAGATTAAAACTTATCTTGATTGCCCCCGCAAGTGGTATCTTCAAAAGATTGTAGGTTTGCCAAGTCCATCTAGTCCATCCACTGAGCTAGGTAAAGAAATCCATAGCGTCATTGAGGCCTATTTTAGAGATGGCTTAGATATCCCTGATTCGGATATTGGGCAAATTGCCAAGCGTGGGCTTGAGTTTCTCCCAAATCCTAGTGAGGATTTATCAATAGAACTAGGTATTCATGAGGCACTACCAATTAAAGAATCCCCTATTCCCATTATGGGATTTATTGACTTGCTCCATAAGGGTCAGGGGTTTGTAAGAATCATTGACCATAAAACCACAAGTTCAAAGAAGTATACAAAGACTTCAAAAGAATTGGGTTATGATGTTCAAATGAATATCTATGCTAAGGCCGTTTTTGACAATATGCCAATGCTTGAACAGGTTGAACTTGTGCATGTGTACTATGGTACAAAAACGCCCTCTTGGTCATCTAGTGTTTCATATGTACTTACTAGACAAGAGAACGAAGAGCAATTTATCGAGATTGTAAAAACTATTGACAAGATGAAATTGGATGCTATAAAGGAAGAAACCACTATTGAAAAGAACTTAGATTCTTGTTTCAAGTTTGGCGGTTGCCCTTATCGCTCCGAATGTCTTTTAAAAAGAAAAGAGATTGACACTATGACACAGACACAAGGCCAAGACCTAGCAAGCAAGTTAGGACTCACAGCACCAAAAACACAAGTTGCACCAGTTGCACCAGTTGCCCCCCAAGTAGAGGCTAAGATTCAATCACAAATTGAAAAACCTTTAGCAATTGTTCCACCATATGAACGCCGATCATTGTTTATTGGTTGTATGCCACAAAAAAGCACCATCGCCCCCATATCATTCTATGAAGCGTTTAAAGAAGAAATTCAGATGATTTGTACTCAGTTTCAAGTGTTTCATTTATCTCAAGTTGATTATGGGAAAGGGTGGAATGCTTTCCAATCGTTACTAGCTTCACAAGGTTGGTCAAAGACAACAGCAAGCATCTACATTGATCCAATGAGTGATGAATATACAAGAGTAGGAAGTCTTTTAATTGCCAATGCAAACACAGTAATTCGAAGAGTCTAATATAAAAATGATTGCTACTGAATGGGAACGGTTAAAAGTAGTTCCCCTAGATAAAATTGAACATACTCAAGATTTAACAAAATACCTAAAGAAACCAGAGGGCAAACAAACGCTTAGGCCTATTCAAAATGAAATGTTATGGCAAGCAATTGATCGAAAAGGTTTACTAGGATTTGTTGCGTGTGGTGAAGGTAAAACACTAGTATCTATGCTTCTCCCTACTGTTTTAAGATCAGAACGCCCGCTTTTATTGCTACCTGCGTTCATGATTACTCAACATCTCTCAGATCGCCAAGCATATGGGCAACATTGGGATTTTAAAGATATGAAAGTTTTATCTTATGAAACCCTTAGTTCTCCCAAGCGATTAAAAGAGCTTGAGGAGTATGCCCCCGATCTTATTATATGCGATGAGGCGCATTGTTTACGCAATTTGAAGAGTGCAAGAGTAAGACGACTAGATAACTATATGATCAAGTTTATGCCTAAATTTTGCGCTTTAAGTGGCACATTGGTCGCAAGATCAATCAGTGACTATTCGCATTTGGCATCTTGGGCGTTGGGGGTTTATTCCCCAATTCCTAGGATTGCCCAGATCGTACAAGAATGGTGCTTATGTATAGAGGAAGGACTTCCATCTAAGTTAGTAAGCAATATTGTTAAGGGTGGATCAAAAGACGAGTATTTAGCACGCTTACAAAGATCAAAAGGGATTGTTATCACTAAGAGTCAAGAAGTTGGGGCATCATTGATTATCAACAAAGAAAAAATTAGCATGCCTACTAGTCTTAAAAAGAGTATTGCAATCGCTATGAGTACGGGGGATATCGTAAGCGCAACGAATGAGATACTTGATAATGAACAGCTTGAAGCCATGTTTCAATCAAGCGATTTATGGACGCCAAAAGATTCATTTATGCTTAGAGTATGGGGGCAAATCTCTTGCGGGTTTGTGTATACTTGGGATTGGGAAAATAGAGAAATTGATCAACAATGGATTGAGTACAAAAGGGCATGGGGGCGTGCTTCTTTTCAAATGCTTGAACGATCAAGTTTTGATAGTGTTTCTTTGATTTCACAGTATGCAGAAACCCCCCAAGCGCCTAAATCTCTTGCGATTGCATGGCAAAATTGGAAAAGTGTAAAAGATAGAGAACCCCCTAAGACAAAAGCGATTTGGCTTGATACATATCTTATTGACTTTGTGAAAAAGTGGACGCTTGAACAGTCTGAACCTGTTTTAATATGGTGCGCATATTCCGCCCTAGCGCATAAGCTCAAAGAGGCTTTGAATTGTGAGATGTATGGTGCAGGTGACGAGGATGCTAAAAGATTGGATACAAATAAACACATAGCACATACGGCAATCATGAGTATCCAAGCACATGGCACAGGGAAGAATTTACAATCTTGGCACAATCAAATCATCGTTCACCCATTAGCACACCCCAGCACTTGGGAACAATTACTAGCAAGAACACACAGACCGGGGCAATTGGCGGATGAAGTGCATATGTCAATTTTAAACATGGGATTATTTGCTAAAGCGTTTAATAAGGCTTTGAAAGATGCCCAATATATCCAAGATACAACAGGGCAAAAACAAAGATTGATCTATGCAACAAAGAATAATAAATAATTTGTAAAAATATTTGACAAGTTAGAAAACTATGCTAAATTGAATTTATCAAACATGCTCAACCCTTAAAAGGACATGACAAATGACATTTGAC